GCTATAAACAGTATGAATATAACGAGAAGAACATGATTTCCGGTAAAAACAAGACTAAATAATATATTATGTTCTTAGAACCAACAAAAATTAGATCACCTTATACGGGGGAAACAGTAATGCCTAAAATTACTACACATACTACTGATGGTAAAACTTATGAACAAGTTAGTTACTGTGACCCAGTTACAGGTAATTTAATAAAAAAGGGCTTAGTAAGCATTAAAGATGCTAAAACAGGCCAGGTTTTACAGGATTATAACACTGAACTTATCAATTCCGTACAAGGTATTAGTTATCGTACTTGATTTTTTAAGGAAGTATCACATAATAATGTGTGATACCTGTACCAGAACAGTACGTAATAGAGAATTTTTATAGATGCGTTAGTCAACCATCTTATAATAAGTACACAAACACATATAATGGTAGTTGTCCCTTCTGTAAAGAGGGTAAAAGCTTTGGTAAAAAGACGAGATTCTTTTATATACCTGAAAAAGAGCTTGCATTCTGTCATAACTGTGGTTATAGTAAGAAACCGTTTAATTTTATATTGGATTTAACTGGTAAACCGTTTAATGAGGTAATTAACGAAATTAAGAAACTGGATAACACCATAGTTCCCATTATTAAAGAGGAGGTGGTGGAGAAAGTTCATACCCCTTCGTTACCAGATGATTGCATTAACTTAAGTGATGAAAACCAGTTAAAGTTCCATAATAGCAATGCAGTTGTTAGTATATGTTTAAATTTACTAAAGAAAAGACGTTTAAACACTGCAATAAACAGGCCAAAAACGTTTTACCTGTCTTTAACTGATAAGGTACATAAGAATAGATTAGTATTACCCTTTTACGATGTAAATGGTGATATTATTCATTATCAAACTAGGACTTTATTACCTGCAGACGATAAGATTAAACCAAAATACTTGAGTAAAGTTAAGAGTGAAAAGAGTTTGTATGGTGTTCATAACATTGATTCAAGTTTAGAGCATGTTTTTATATTTGAAGGTCCTATAGACTCATATTTCATTAAGAATGGGTTAGCTGTATGTGGTATTACTGAAGATAGTTCCCGTACATTTACACCTTTACAGCAGAAACAGATAGGGCAACTGGCAAGTTTTAAGAAAGTATGGTGTTTAGACAATCAATGGAATGATAATGCATCGTTAAAAAAGAGTTTACTACTTGCAGACAATGGTGAAAGTATTTTTATATGGCCAGAAGAGTTAAAAGACTTTAAAGACGTAAATGAGTACTGCATAGCAAAAGGGTTAGACAGTATAAACCCCGAAATGGTCTTAAAAAACACATATTCGGGACTTAAAGTTAAAATAATATTAACTAATATTAAGAATAAAAGAGCTTAGTTGTATCTGTACTTAGGATCATGAGCTGAAGCTAAGTAACCCTTTAATTGTTCATTGAATGAAGTCAATTCAGCTGCAACTCTCGCAATTTTCTTTGTTTCAGCTGTTGCAATCTTGTCAAAAAGTGTGTCAGGTTCAGCTGAATTTAATCTGCTTTGAACGCTTGAAGTATCTGTACTATTTAAAAACTTTGTAAATTCGTCAATTTTCATTGTCCAACCTTTTAACTCATCATACATCTTTTTTTGCATACCACTTAATGTTGGTTGAGCTTGAGCACCTGCTGGAGGTACATCTTGCACGTCTAAACTAGCTGGATCCGTGCCTTGATCTAATGTAGAAGCCATTGCTTGCTGATCTGTCATTTCTTCGTCTTTTTCGACAAGAATCCTTTTAAATCTATTGACGTAATTGCTCATATATGTATTATTTATACAATCTCCTTAAATATTTAATATGAAAAAGCTGATTTTCGAAGATCAAATGATACCAAACAGTAATAGACAGCAATATGGTATTACTGCTAAAAAGGACAGTAAAGGGGATACATCTCCAGAGGCTTTGAAAGTCAGACAAATGTTAGATGCTAATAAGAATAAAGATAATTCACAAGCTCCTAAGAGGAAAATTGAACCCTTAGATAAAGTAGATGAAGTAATATCAGATATGTTTTTATCGTCATCAAATTTGCGTTCTATCTTATCTCATGCAGGTAATAACATACAAGCAATTGTAGAAGACCCAGAAAAACGTAAAGAATATTTACATCATATAGCTTATACTAGTAGAAGACTTGAGATAATAGACAAGGCTATAGTTGATATTAGTAGGGAATTAGATAAAATCATTTAATGTTATATAGAATATTAATTTCTTTAGGTATTACCAGTTTAGTAAGCATATTATTTGGTTTAATCTTTGCAACACACTTCTGGTATGTGTTTGCATTAGCTTTTATTTTACAAGTTTTGTTTTTTTACTTTTTAAACACAGTATACGAAAATAGTTTAATTGAAAAAGCACAGTTTCTTAGATTACAACAATTAAGAGAAGAAAATAAACAAATAGCTACAGTACAATGCCCATGTGGGCAGAAAAACATGCAGGATGTTGAAATGAGATTTGATCAACCCATAATATATTCGTGTGATACATGTGGTAAAAATATTAAAGCTGGTATAGACGTCAAAACAGTACTAGTAACTGAACCAATTTATTTTAATGACAGAGCTTGAAAAAATAACAACAGTAGTTCCTGCTACTTCGTTTGATAAAATTTTTAACCCAGCCGTTAAAGATATAGAAACTGTGTATGCAGACTTAATAAAGTTTTACGAACTTAATAATGAAGAAATTAATAAGTTAAAATTAGGGGCAGGAACTGAAAAATTAAGTAAATCATCAACGTTAAAAATAATGCTTAGTATAATTGTATCAATTATTGACGAACATAAGAAACCAGAAAGCTCAAATAAAAATGATGAAGCAATTTATTTAGCTAACAAGAAGATTACTAAAGAATTGCTGTTTAGTCTTTTTACTATACTCAATAATTACCAATATAGTGATAGAGAACTTAAGATTCAATTAATGGGAAAAGTTCTACAATCGTTATATGGAATACAATGAAGAAGAAGATGTTAGAGAACCAATAAAAGACATTAAAGATGTCGTTTTTGATTACACATCAGTAGATTTTTTAGCAAGGTTTGCTTGCTTACATGAAGCAGTCAATATTGCATGTGATAAAGCAGAACAACTTGGAATGAACCCTGATAAGAGTTCAGCTTGGATTAAACCACTTGCTTTTCACAAGTATATTAAAGAGAGAGAAAAAGATATGAAGTATCAAGTACTAGCTTGGAGAAAGCTCGGTAAAGATGAGACTCATGCTAAGTCTGCTTTCTTTGAAAATTAATACTGACCGTAAACGCTAGTATTATTACGAGCTGGTTGATCAAAGACCTGTGTAACACTTATATCGTTAATTGATTTTAACTCTTTTGTTACACCAGGTTCAGCCCACTCTTCATTATACTTCTTAGGTTCAGATACAGGTTGTGAACCACCAGATAATATACCGCTGTAAGCGTTGTCGTATACTTGAGAGTCACCTTTTTCTGCAGATAAGCCTGGTTCGTAGCTGTATTCGTATCTCTTACCTTTAATAATCCAAGTATAATGACCACCTAATTGATTAGCGTAAGAAATATCTTCATCTAAAATTTCAGTTACTTCAAACCACTTAGCACCTCTTGGATTTACTCTACCTTCACCATACTCTGTTAACGCAAAAACGTCTCCAGATTTTGGTTGTGTTTGTTGGTATTGAGTTTCCCATACATTAGCCATTTCTGTTCTAATGTTTAAGCAATCTTCAGTATTTAAATTGTCTGGTATAGGAGGATTTTCTTCCTGAGTGGGTGAAACATAATCAATACCTAAATCGTAAAATGCATCTTGAAAAGCAGATATATGCATACGTATTGTAATTTCATCATCTGCTTGAAATCCAAACTTGGTTAACACATTAGCATTTTCGGATAACTCAACTATTACATTAACGTCAACACCAGGCATATAAGACTGGGTTGGGTCTTCTCCATAGAAATTATCTGCACTTAAAACATTATAAGCATTAACATAGTAGGTAATTCTTGTACCATACTGTGCAATTTGTTCTCTATAATAGTTACTAAACAAATATTGTTCATTACCAGTGGTTGTTTTATCCACATATCTAAAACATGTTTGATCAGTATCCAAAATGCCTGGAAAGCAAGCTGGACCAGTTACTCCTGGATATGGACAGTCATTACTCATATTATTGTTTTTCTATTACCCATTTACCGTGCTCACCATCAAAGTAAAACTTAATATTCATTTTACCACCTAAAATTTTCATTTCATTATGTGATGGCATTCTACCTTTTAAAAACGTTTGTTGTATGTATGCTAAGTCTTTTGGATCACAATGAAACCTACCAGGTCTTACTTTCAATAACTCTATTTTATGGTTTTTAGTGTTATCTTTAACATGTCTTTTAGCTACAGTGTTTAATTTTTGTTTATTACCATCAGTAGCTCCAAGCATTGGTTTACGGTGTCTTGGATTAAAACCGTCTAAACTTAACTGAGCTTTATAAAACTCTTTAAACAACATAATAATATTTAATACTATTGCCTAACGTTTACAAAAAGAAAGCCGCTATTGCTAGCGGCTTAATTTTGAATCTACTTTTTAATATTAAGAAGAACCTGTAACACCAAATGCTGGCTGATTTCTACCCTTAATCATGCTCTTTGGTACATTTGATGTAGCACCTGTCTTTGTTAAGTCAAGTCCTGCACTGTCTGGTACTTCTGAGCCATCTGCGTCTACTTTGTACTTAAAGCCTGAATACTTAGCCTTGCTAGCGCCAACTTTCATAAGCTTCTTTGTTTCTTCGCCTGATTGGTTATCACCAACGTTAAATTTTCCTTTTGGTCCAACTAACTGTAAACCATCATTATCTGGAACTTCTTTTCCATCTGGTTCTGGTTTTGTTACTTTATATTGAACACCTGAAGCTTCTTTCATTGTCTTTTCATCATCTTCTTCTGAATCTTCTTCTTCTGAATCTTCTTCTTCAGACTCTTCATTGTCTTCATCTTGAGCTTCTGTTTCATCTGTCATTTCTGTTTCACCTTCAGGCTCTTCACCCATTCCTTCACCTTCACATTGAGCTAAGATTGCTTTTAAGCATTCAACTTGATCAGCTGTTAGCTTAACTGTGCATTCTCTACCCATTCCTTCTTCACCGTGTGATCCGGCATCTGGTGTAACACCAAGAGCTGCTAGATCTTTGTCGTCTTCACCCATAACTTCTTCAAATAACTGATTAAAAGTAGATTTCATGTAATTATTTATTAGTGAGCTTGTAGATTTTTCCATATTTTTATCAAATTTTTCTTCAACGTCAAAAACGTTAAGGCCTGAAACGTAAGGTCTATCAGCCTTTTCTTTAGGCGTCATAGTTCTAAGATCGTCTATTTTTCTACTAAAAGCAGGACCATCAAAGTTACCAGTCACTTCTGGTCCAGATGTATCTTTATGAGCAATATCACCAGCTTTAGGGTTATTTAATTGTACAGGTCCTTTACCAGGCTTTTTACCAAACTTTGCAGTTTCTTTTGTAAGCGTTTTTTCATTTAGGACCTTAGTTGTGTAAGTGTCCCAGATCTCTAATAGATTATGTGCCATAATATGTTAAATATTTATGTCGCCCGTGCTTAAAAACAAACAAAACTACCTAAATAACCCGAACCTACCAGCTGTGGACTCTGAGTTTGAGTACACACCTGATATGTTAACGGACTTAAAAAAATGTACCGTTAATATATTGTATTTTGCTGAAAAATTCTTTTATATAGTATCTTTAGATGATGGAAAACAAACTATTGAACTTCATTTATGCCAAAAAAGAGTACTACGCAAGATGCGAGATAATAGGTTTTTTATATTACTTGCAAGCAGACAGATAGGTAAAACAACTTTAATGACAATCTATGCATTATGGGTTGCATGCTTTCAAAAAGACCAGTCTATATTAATTGTAGCTAATAAAGAAGGTACTGCAATTGAAATCTTTAGAAGAATTAGACTTGCATATGAAGAATTACCAAATTGGTTAAAGCCTGGTGTTAAGGAGTACGGTAAAACATCAATGTCGCTTGCAAACGGGTGTAGAATTGGTATATCAACCACAACTGGTACAGCTGCCAGAGGACAATCAATAAACGTTCTTATATTAGATGAATTAGCTTTTATTGAACCTCATTTAGTTGATGAATTTTGGAAATCAGTGTATCCAATTGTTTCGTCATCTAAAAAATCTAAAATTTTTATAGCATCTACTGCAAATGGTACTGGAAATTTATTTCACAATTTATATTCTGGAGCAGAAACAGAACGAAATGGGTGGGCTTGTGACAAAATTTTATGGAATGAAATTCCTGGTAGAGACGAAAAATGGAAACAAGAAACTATAGCAACAATAGGAAGTTTAGATGCTTTTAATCAAGAGTTTAACTGTGAATTTTTAGACTCAGGTGAAAGTTCCATAAATGATGATTTATATGAAAAACTTTCCATTTATATAAAGCAACCAATTTTTGTAATGGAAGAAGGTAGGTATCAAATTTGGGAACAACCTTCAGATAGTAAAATTTATGCAGCAGGAGTGGATGTCAGTGAAGGTATAGATAAAGATGCATCGGTAATTCAAATTATGGACATTTCTGATCTTACTTGTATTAAACAAGTTGCATGTTATCATAACAATGGAATATCTCCAGTTAATTTTACCAGTAAGTTAAATGAAATATTAACTCAGTGGGGTAAACCTTTAGTTTGTATTGAGAGAAATAATTGTGGAGCTCAAGTTGTGGACAATTTGAGAGCTAATTTTGATTATGATAATATAGTATCATGGGGAGCTTCTACTGCAGGTAGGGAAAAAGACGTGCTCGGTATAGTATCTCACACAAACACCAAGTACATAGGTATTACTAATATGAGATACTGGGTTAATCAGTTAGAGGTGGTTCAGGTTAGAGATATATCTCTTCTTAAAGAATTTAAAAACTTTGTAAGACATTCAAATGGCACTTGGTCAGCTAGAAAAGGTGCTGGTTACCATGATGATAGGGTGATGTCAATGGTTTGGTCTCTTATAGTATTAGAAAAGGGGTTAGTGGAAAAACATTTTGAAGTAATACAAACTGATTTTAATGGTAGACCATTAAAATTAAAGCAACTTGATTTTGGTATTAAATATTTTACTGATCCTAATTCATTTTATAACGATAAAGGTGGGGCAGCTTCTGCAATGCCTTCTATTATATCAAACCGAATTCAAGGAGATGACGATCTAGCAACGTTACTATCTATTGGATATAAACCTTTACAATAATGGCCAATCAACCCATAATACAACAATCTCAACTTAATAAAAGTAGAAAAGATAAATTTTTACTTGTGTTTAATTTGCCACCCATATTAAAAAACAATAACACATCTAATTTATCTATAAGAAGTAATAATATTATTAATCAAAACTCTATACAATTTTCAGTATATGGTTCAATAGTGCCGCAAATTCAAGTACCTGATATTATAGCTCCTTATTCCGGTCAAAGTTATAAAATTTCTTCCAATTCAAGACCTCCATATGAAAATATATCAATTAATTTTACTGTAGATAATCAATTTAATAACTATTGGGTGATATATTCTTGGCTTAATTTATTAAACAATCAACAACAATCAATTTATGATGCTGAGCAAATAGTTCCTGACGGTGCAATATCTAATAAATCAGGTAAACTTGCAACACCATTACAACCCCAATCATATCAAACTGATTTTACAGTATATGGTAAAGATGAGTACGACAATAATGTTATTCAATTTACTTATACCAAGGCATTTCCAGTATCTCTTGGTAATATAGAGTATAATTATAGAGAGCCAGGTGAAATGGAAACAACTTTTGAATTTGCTTTCTCTCAATTCTTTGCCAGTTTAATATAAAAAGTTGTCGCAAAAAATATAAATAATAGTATATGGCTCTCTCAATTACGTCACCTGGTGTCCAAATTAATGAAATAGATTTAAGTCGTACAATAAATTTACCGACTGGTACAAGCATTTTAATTGCAGGCTATGCTCCTCAAGGCCCCACAGATGAAATTCTTACAGTTACAAGTTTAGCAGAATGGGAAAGTATTTTTGGTACCCCAACAAATGCAGCGGAAAGATATTTTTACGAGTCAGCTCAACCCTTATTTCAAACAAATGGCATAGTTAACGCATATAGATTACCATATGGCGACGGCAATGGTCAAGGTTTTGGTTCTAATTACGGAGCTTTACTTTATCCAGTAACTGCAGTTGATGTTAATTACGATCAAGCAGGTACGGTTAATCCAAATTACGGGCAATTTTTATCATATTTAGATCAATTATCATCTCAAGTAATGTATATGATTGGTGAGCCAACTCACTTTGAGTTAACTCCTGATCAATATAATAGTTTACAAGGTGGTAACGGAATAAATTGGAGTAACATAGCAAACTCAACATTTAACGACATAGCATCATTTGGTAACGCAGGTATTGTTATTTTAAATAATGGTCAAACATCAATTAATAACAATTTTGCTGGTTATTATGTTGGTATTGCGGACAATTCTAATATAAACCCTGCATCTGACTTTACTGATTTATTAGCAGTTAATTCGTTATTATCTGCTACGTATAATACACAAAATTTTGTACAAGTACCACAAACAAGACTATCTTTTTCGTTATCTTCTCAATCAGAAAATTCATATGCAAGTGCTAATAAGAATGCAACGTCTAATGTAGGTTCAAGTATATCACAAGTTTTAGAAACATCACCAACATTTAATATAGGTGTACCTGCATTTAATGATACTTTAATTGTAGGATTATTTAAATTATCTCAATCTAATTTTAACCCAACAACCACTCAACTAACTTATTCATATCCAGAATATAGCGTAGGTTCGTTGGATTATTACAGACAAATTAATCCTTCAAATGGTGGCTCAGCTAAGAGTTTCTTCTTACACAATGTAAACTCTGCTTCACCAAATATACAAATTTTAGTTAACCCATACATATCTCATAAAAATACAAGTACATGGTTAAACAATGCAGGATTTCCTACAAATTATTCAAGAACAATAACTCAAGGTTATTATAATAACCCAACCACCTTATTGCAACAGTTATCAGTACAGTATGGTATAATTAATTCTGCAACTGCCACCACACAAGTTCAAATATTATCAAACACATTACTAAAAGCGTATAACGGTCTTGGTAGTGTTGATGCTCTGTATCCAGTAGGTTCATTTAATAATACGAACATACAAACAAAAGATCTCGGAACTATACCAGCAAAACTTAACAGATTATTTAACATTGCATCAAACATTGAACAGTACAATGTTGATATTGTAATAGATGCAGGTATGTCAACAATATTTGCAAACAGTCAATGGTTAAATAACACACCTCAATTATCATCATCTAGTCTTTATTTTGATGATTCAATAGTAGTAACAGCAATTTCTGGTTTAGCTGTAAACAATCTTAATGATGTTACTGGTGAGTCTAGAACATATCTAGATGATTGGGCAGTAATTTTTAATGCTTACACTGGATTTGCAGAATTTTCAAGAAAAGATTGCTTATACATTGCAGATTTACCAAGAAATATTTTTGTACAGGGTAATAATTATCTTACATTAACCAACCCTTCTAATAATTTCCCACAAAACATATATCTACCATTGCAAAATATTTTAGCACCTTGGGCTTCAAGTTATGCAACTACTTACGGTAATTGGGTACGCGTATTTGATAATAATTTAGGTAACTTTGTATGGGCTCCTTTCTCAGGGTTTGCAGCAGCTACAATGGCTATAATGGATACAAATTCTGAACCATGGTTTGCACCTGCAGGGTTCTCAAGAGGTAATTTAACTGGCACAGGTATTACGGATTTAGCAATATTACCAAATCAAAAACAAAGAGACCAGTTATATAATATATCAGTTAACCCAGTAGCGTTCTTCCCGAATGAGGGGTTTGTAATATACGGTCAAAAGACCTTATTAAAACAACCAAGTGCATTTGATAGAATTAATGTAAGACGTTTATTCTTAAATCTTGAAAAAGCAACAGCTGCAACAGTCAAGTACTTTGTATTTGAACCTAACACAGTATTAACAAGAACGAGAGTTATTAATACATTAACACCTTTATTTACAAACGCTAAAAACACAGAAGGTTTATATGACTTCTTAATTGTATGTGATGAACGTAACAACCCACCATCAGTTATAGATGCAAACACATTAGTCGTTGATATATACTTAAAGCCAGTAAGAACGGCAGAGTTTATATTGGTCAACTTCTACGCAACACAAACAAGTCAAAACTTTAGTGAACTAGTTGGTTAATAATTTATGACTAAAGGACAAACCGTATTCTTTACCACATCATTTGATCAAAATGAACGTTCCGGAGTTATCCAAGAGGTAACCTCAATTGGCTACCAAATTAACAATATATGGTATTCAAAAAGTGACATTAACATAAAGAATATATTGTTAGACAGTAAAACCCCTATTCAAGACCAGCAATTGATACTTGGATAACTAAATAATAATATGGCAGACGTACATCAAACAATTCAAGATTTTTATACACAGGCTCAATCTAAAGACTTCTCACGTACAAATTTGTTTAGGGTGCTTAATATTAATTTCGGTGATGGTAGCACACAAATTATTACAGAAAATGATTTAGTATATGCAAGAACAGCAAGTTTGCCAGCTAAAAATATCACAAACAATGCTGTACCATATATGGGTTTAAACTTTAATATACCTGGTATTGCACAATATCCAGGAAGTGAATCATATGTTATTAACTTTTATGCAGACGCTGCACAAAAAATTAGAGAAAAATTCTTAGCTGTAGTAAATGATACATTTAATGATGCAACCAGCACAGGTAACTATTTTACACCTAAACAATCAGCTGTAATTGATTTAATTCAGTTAGATAAACAATTAAACAAAATTGCTCAATATCAATTGGTTGGTATTAGTATAAGAGACGTAGCTGCTTTAGAGTATGATATTACTTCAACCGGTGAAATACAAAACTTTAATGTTACTTTAGCTTATCATTACTGGCGCAAAACTGGTTAATACAAAAATTAATTAAAATATAGAAACGCTGTATCTTGTTGTACAGCGTTTTTTGTGATTAAATATTTGAATGGCAGGTAGCATATTAAATGCATTAGGTAATGCAACAACAGCATTGGCAACGGTTGGTGGTATTAACCAGCCAGGAACTCTTGCAGCTCCTAGCACTATAGTTTCCAATATTGCTATACCTGGAATTCCATTAATAAGTTTTAGAGATGTGTTTTTAACATCTTTAGAAACCTGGGTTGCAACAGTTCCCTTAAAAAGTCAATTTATAGCTATTATACAAAGTTTTCCTGAAAATTTAAAACAATCAGTCATACAAGATTTAGAAACCGTTGATGGCGCAAAAAGGGGTTGGAGTATTGATAATGCTAAAGTTGCTTTGGCTAATTACGCATTTCAAAATACGGTTGGTTGTATTTTTTTAGACGGAGCTAGTATACCTGATGATACATTATCAGTGGAATCGGCTACAATTTCCAATAACGGAGGGTTAGTTCAAGGAACTATAGGTTCTACCAGAAATGCATTTGCATATAATCAACTTACTTTAAGATTTAGAGAAACAAATACTTCATTTATAGACATGATTTTAAGACCATGGGTTATATTAGCTGCCCATAGTGGTTTGGTTTATAGAGGAGATGTAGGTACCTCTGAAAGTATAAAAACAAATATTTCAATATTTCAGTATTCAAGAACATATCAAAATATTTCTCAAATTCCTAGAAAAGTGTGGCAGTATTATAACTGTGTGCCAACAGGGGTTAGTACACGTAATCTTGTATATGAAGAAGATCAAGGGTATGATCGGTTTGACGTACCTTTTGCTTATGATTATTATACTGTTGAAGACAATTTATATATACCGCTTCCTGATATCATATCTGCAATAGGTAAAGGGAACATTCCTAGAATATCACCATTCCAGAGATGAATTATAATTTTAAATACAATGTAAACATACAAGGCAAAACGTTTACATTATGTGAACCTTCATTTTATGATTATAAAAATCTAGTTAAATCACTTTTTGATACTGAACCTACTAATGTAGCCCAAATATTTGAACAATTTTTATCTAATTTATGTGAAATTTCCATAAACAATACAACAAGTTTAGAAAAGTTCCTATTATTATTAAAAATAAGAGGAACTATACTTGGAGATAAAATAGAATTTGGTAATGAAATAACCAAAATTAGTTATTCAACAAATAAAATTTATGATTTTTTTAACATTAAGACTGAACTTTATAATCATGAATTAGATGGTATAAATTATAAGTTTAACTTACCTTATAAATTTACCACAAATGAAAACCCTTACGATTTTATATATGATTGTTTATATAGCATTGATGGTAATGTGGTTACTTTTGAAAATAAGCAGTTAATTATGAATGAGCTTCCTGCTCTTCCAGTTATTGAAATTTATAATAATATAATTAAACACTTTGAATATATAAAAATGGAAATAAGTTATATAAACTTTTTTTTAAATCCTTTAGATGAGTCATTTTTATCTTTTTTACGTTCAATTTATTCTTATGATTTAAAATCTATGTATAATTTTGAATATAATTTACGTAGAAATTTAAACTTTAATACTTTAGATTTTAAAACTTTATCTTTCCCTGAATGTGATATTATTTTTAATAAGTTTAAAGAAGAGTTAGCCCAAATAGAAAAAGAAAATCAAAATGTTGACAACAAACAGTCATTGACTATATAATAATATGAGTGAACAGTCTTTAAATGCTATTTTAGCTAAAATTAAAACAACAGAAACTATTAATATTTGGATACCATCACTTCAAACTGAAACCCCATTTAGACAATTAACCTTATTACAACAAAAAGGTATTATAGATAAAATTAGCAACTCAGGTTACGGTTTAGTAGATTTTTTTATATCAGTCAATGAAATTATAAAAACTAATTGTCTAGACAGTTCTATTTACTCTCAGTTAAACACAATAGATAGGGTTAATATTTTAATTACATTAAAAAGAAATTTAACTCAAACGTATCAAGGTATTGATATGCAAAAATTATTAGATAAAAATAAAACAATTGCTTTACCACCTTTACAAAAAATAATTAATACAGATAAATTTCAAATTGAAGTTTCAGTACCAACTTTAATAGAAGATAGTAAGTTAAATAGTTTACTATTATCAAATTATAGAGAAGAAAGGCAATTACTTGGAAAACTTTTAGTAGCAGAAATATGCAAATTTGTAAATAAAATTACAATTTTAGAAAATAACACTGTTATAGATTTAAAAGATCAAACTACAAAAAACAAATGGACTATATTAGAAAATATAGAGTCTAAAAATTTTAAGGATTTAATGGATTATATAACTCTAATAAGAAACACTGAAGAAGAGTTTGTAAAGATAGAAGATACTACCGTTGAAATAGGTCCTGAATTATTTGTCCTGTGATAAATAATTAGATGGATAATAATGATGCTCTATTAGTAGCATTAGCTTCGTTTACTAAAGTTAATAAAAAACTGTTAAATTCTTTAGAAAACTTAGAAAAAAGTAATGTACAAAAACCAAACAGACCAGATTTAGTGGTTGAAAAATTGCAACCTGTTGAGATTGAAGGGTTTGGTAAAAAAGCTTTATTAGATTTAAATAAAGCTTTAAAAATAGATATTGGTAAAGTAATGGCTAGTAGTAAAGATAAAGACATGAAAGAAAAAACAGGGTTTTTATCAAGTTTTTCTGATTTTTTAAAGAACGGTTTTCTTAAAAAATTATTACTTGGTGTTATAGGGGCAGGTTTATTCAAAGAAATTAATGATAAAACTACCGGTTTAGTTACTAATTTAGTAAAAAGTGGTTTAGACACAATTAAAGATGCAACTTCTGGATTCAGTAAAGCTATAAAAGGCATTGAAGAAGGGGCTAGTTCTTTAAAAAACAGTGTTAAAGATTTAAGTAGTACTGCAAAAAGTTTAGAAAAAAGCGCATTATCCTCTAGTGAAACAATAACAAAAACATTAGAAAAAATAGGAACAACTACTGCAGCCCCTGGAGCAGAAAAAAGTTTTATACAAAGTTTTTTGGAAAAAACTGGTTTACGAGCAGCAGGTAATGTTGCAAAGGAAAAGGGGCCAGAATATCTTTCTAAAATAATGAAAGGTGTTAAAAATGGAGCTGTTGAATTAGGAACTGAAGCAAAAGGGGGATTAATGACGTTTGAACAATTTTTAGCTAAACAAGGAAAAGCATTTTCTCAAACTGGTAAAAAAATAATAGACGTGGTTGCTGGTAAATCATTTGGTCGTAAACAAATAAGAACACAAAAAGAATTGTATGAAAAATACGCAGAAAATTTTGTAAAAGATTTAGAACAAAAAATTATTAATGAAAAAAATGCAGCTTTAGAAATGGCTCAAATGGGTATCAAAAAAGCAGAAACTGGAGGTTCAAGCATAATGAGTAAAATAAGTGGGTTTGCTAAAGGTAAAATTGGTGGATTACTTGGAGGTATAGCAAAGTATGGGGGTATAGATTTAGGATTTGCAACTTTTAATGCAAAAGATATAATTAAAAAATATAGAAACGGTGAAATAAGTAAAGAAGAATATTATAATTTAATGAGTCAACAGGTTGGAGGAGCTGTTGGTAGTGTTGGGTATACTGTTTCAGAAAAAATATATAATTTACGCAATGCAGTAAGAGCTGTAGAAGCAGCAGAAGCTGTAACTGGAGTTGGTACGGTAGCAGATATAG